CAAGAAACCGCCGACTACAGTGCCATTACCACTTGGGGCGTGTTTAGACCCACCGAGGGTGGACCACCCAACATTATTCTGTGCGACGCCAAGCGTGGGCGATGGGATTTCCCCGAGCTACGCCGTGTGGCTCTTGAGGAGTTTAAGTATTGGGACCCCGAGGCGGTGTTAATCGAAGCCAAAGCCAGTGGTATGCCCCTTACGCAAGAGTTACGCAACATGGGTATACCCGTAACCAATTACAGCCCCAGTAGAGGGAATGATAAATTTTCCCGTGTAAATAGTATTGCCCCATTGTTTGAAAGTGAGTTAGTATGGGCACCAGATACACGTTGGGCTGAGGAAGTGGTTGAGGAGTGTGCGGCTTTTCCCGCCGGAGAACACGACGATTTTGTGGATACCGTAACCCAAGCCTTACGCCGGTTTAGAGAGGGCGGGTTAATTACACACCCCGAGGATTATGAACCCGAGGACACACCACCACGACAAAGGATTTACTACTAATTATGGCACAAGACCCCCGTCCCAGTAACGTAGACCGCAGTCTACTACAAGCCCCGTTAGATATACTTGCCCCTGCCGAAGAGGAGTTACTTAACCAAGAGCAGGAGTTTTTGGCACAAGATGTAGATGTTGACGTCGACCCCGACCTTGAGGGTGGTGCCGAGGTAACTTTTGGACCTGCCGCCCCAGAAAGCATATTGGGCGAAGAACCGGCTGATTTTTTCGACAATCTTGCTTCTGCCGTAGACCCTGTAACTTTAGGGGTAGTGGGGTCGGAACTACTGGATTTAGTGGACGAGGATAAGCATAGCCGTGACGAATGGGAAAACACTTATACCCAAGGATTAGAACTACTGGGATTGAAGTACGAATCCCGCACCGAGCCTTTTAACGGAGCCACTGGCGTTATACACCCCGTACTAAACGAGGCGGTAACGCAGTTTCAGGCTCAGGCGTATAAGGAAATGTTACCCAGTGCTGGACCCGTGCGAGCCCAGATTATAGGCACTAGCAATGTTGAGTTAGAAAAACAAGCCCAACGAGTGCAGAATTATTTGAATTACCAAATTATGTACAACATGGACGAGTACGAACCCGAGTTCGACCAGATGTTGTACTTTTTAGGACTTGCTGGTAGTGCTTTTAAGAAAATCTACCGTGACGACACATTAAACCGCCCTGTGAGTAAGTTTGTGCCAGCCGAAGATGTGCTGGTGCCTTACTCCGCAACCGACCTTAACACCGCCGAACGGGTAACGCACGTAATACGGATGAACAAAAACGAGCTCCGTAAGCTACAGGTAAGCGGTTTTTACCTCGACATGGAACTAACGGACTCTACGGTAGAGGGTGCTGACCGAATTGAGGAAGAATACGATAAATTAGAGGGTAGACAACCCACTAATAACGACCACCCCTATACCCTTTACGAATGCCACTGCTATTTGGACTTGCCCGAGTACCCCGATACCGACGCTAATGGCGAAGAAACCGGTATAAAACTACCCTACATAGTAACTGTTTGCGTAGATACACAGGATATACTTAGTATACGGCGTAATTACCGCCCAGACGACCCGTTAAAGAATAAAATACCCCACTTTGTACAGTATAAATTCACTCCGGGACTGGGTTTTTATGGTTTTGGGCTCATACACTTGCTTGGCAACCTGAGCCGCACCGCCACAGCCAATTTACGTCAGTTAATTGACAGTGGAACCCTAAGTAATATGCCCGCAGGATTTAAAGCACGAGGGTTACGCATTGCCGATGACGAAAACCCCGTACAACCTGGAGAATTTAGGGATGTGGACGTCCCCGGAAACGATTTACGTAGCAGTTTAATGCCTTTACCGTATAAAGAGCCCAGTGGTACGTTATTTCAGCTTATGGGGTTTGTAGTGCAAGCGGCACAACGATTTATAGGCACCACCGACATGGGTGTTGGCGATGGCAGACAAGAAATGCCCGTTGGCACCACTATAGCTTTACTGGAGCGGGGCTCCCGTATAGTAAGTGCGGTACATAAACGCCTACACGCCAGTATGAAACTGGAGTTAAAGTTACTAAGCGACCTTTTTGCCGAAGACCCTGCCCCCTACCCCTACCAAGTAGAGGGTGATGCACAAATAAAAGCACAAGATTTTGACCGACGGGTAGATATACTCCCCGTAAGCGATCCTAATATTTTCAGCATGTCGCAAAGGGTGGTTTTGGCACAAGAACAGTTGAAATTGGCACAAGCCGCCCCCGAGTTGCATAATCTGTACGAGTCCTTTAGGCGTATGTACGAGGCTTTGGGGGTAAACAATATTGACCAAGTGCTAAATGCACCGGCACCCGTGACACCAATGGACCCCGCTACCGAAAACCAGATGGCTAGTAATGTCGCCTCCGGACAGGGTAAGCTACAGGCGTTTCCCGAACAGGATCACGACGCTCACATTGCGGTGCATACCGCATACATGCAAAGCCGAGTAGCCCAAATGCAACCCGCCGTGCTTATGGTTTTGGAAAAGCACATATACGAGCACTTGGGTCTCAAAGCGGCTAACCTTATGCAACAAGACCCTGCTATGCAACAGCTTGCCCCCGAAGAACAACAGATGGTGCTTGCTAGGTTACAGGCACAGTTAATACAGGAGTATCAACAGCAACAACCTCCTGCCCCACCTAGTGACCCACTGGTGCAGATTAAACAACAAGAGCTCGCCCTAAAACAACAAGACCAAACCGCCGACCAGCAGTTAGGTCAGCAGAAGTTGCAAATGGACGCCCAAAGACAACAGCAAAACTACGACGTACAACAACAGCGTATACAAAGCACTGAGGATATAGCTAAAATGCGAGCTCAGATAGCCCTACAACGCCAACAAGGAAAAGGATAAATCACAATGTCAAAGAATAAAGACTTGCAGGATGCGAGAGAAAAGTTTTTTGATGGACCAGCTTCTGACTATCAAAGTTTTTATCAGTTTTTGATGCAACAAGGTAGACCAGACCTAGTTGACTTGGATACAGAAGATCGCACAAAAAAATCTACCGGAGGAAGAGTAAAAATGGCTGGAGGCACTAAAAAGCCCAAGAAGCAAGAGAGCAAACAAATACAAGGGGTCATACATATTTCAGGATCAGATATTTTAAATCCTGACTTTGACGCAGAAAAACTTGTAGGAAATCTAACAAGAACTATTTTAGAAGAGGAAAAAAGCAAAAGAGATAAAAAATCTACTGGTGGTAGAGTAAAGTTATCTAAAGGCTCTCCAAACCCTGCTTTGATGGATGCTACCAGTAACCGAGTTACCAATGGAAAAATAAGCCGTGGGGGTGGAGCCGCCCTTAGAGGACTTAATTTTAAAGGTGTTTTTTGAGTAGCCCTTTTGTTATAGGAATTGAAGAATTGGCACAGAAAAGATTTGAACCTGAAAGTAAACACGCTGAGTTTGACTTAGACCATGACGGTGTGGTTACCGATAAAGAGTTGGCACAGTCGCAGGAAATGATTGAAATTGAATTGCGTGAAGAAAAAAGTCATGCACAAAAACGCATGGCATGGGTAGCGATGGGGAGTATGATTGTTTTTTCGGCGGTGTTATTCACCCCCATGGTGACTGAAACCCGTGTAAGTGCTCTAGCTGATTTATTGGGCTTGTTTTATATCGCCCAAGCCGGTATCGTAGGGGCGTATATGGGAGTTTCAGCTTGGATGAGTAGGAAATAATTTATGACACCAATATTGCAAGAGTTCCCCTCGGAACCACCTAAACCTTTAATAGACCCTATGGAGTTGACAACGGGTGGCGAGCCTATTCCTTCTCAGACTTCTCAAACTCCCCCAACCCCGTATAATCCGGTACAACCCCAAACAGCAAGTCCTATGCAACCCCAAATAGCAAATCCTATGCAAGGGGGCTTTACCCTTAACCCAGAAAATTTTGCTCAACTTGGAACCCGTGTAGAAAGCATTGAAGATAGACTAGGAAAACTAGGCACGGTGTTGGACAACCAGTTTAGTTCTAGGTCACAAAGGGGTATTGGCGGTTTTGGAGGGTTTAATAGTTTTGGGGGGTTTGGATCGCCGTATGGTCAGAACCCGTATGGAGGCATGACTGGATTTTCTAGTCCTTTTGCTTCACCCTTGTATGGTGGAATAGGACAATACTTTCCTTATTTTTAATACTTGAGTAACAAACCTTGGTTAGCTTATGTTGACAAAGCGGGTGTTTGG